GCGGGGACAGAAGCAGATGCCGCCTGTTGTACGGAATGCCAACGGTCAGACGGTTCGTCATCGCACAATTGCCGACCTGTCCGATGAACAGTTCGATGAACTGGATAGAAGATTGGAACAGGGGGCTGTATTTGACGCGAGGAGATGACATTAAATGGCATACGAAAACATGAACTACAGCTACGACGCTGATATTGCTACTTCCGAAGTTATCGGTTATCACGAACGGCGACTCCTGAAAAACGTTCTCGCCAACCTGACCTGGGGCATGGACATCCAGATGCGTCCTCTGCCCAAGGGCAATGGCCGCAAGGTGCAGTTCCGCCGCATGGTTCCCTTCAAGCCCAGCACCCGTCCTCTTGAGGAAGGTGTGACCAAGAAGGGCCAGAAGCTCCGTCAGACCGACATGTGGATCACCATGAAACCTTATGGTGAGCATGTCGAGTTCACCGATGAGCTGGACCTGTACAACATCGACAACATGCATCGTGAGATCAATGAGCTGCTGTCCCGTCAGGCCCGCGAGTCCATCAACATTCTCGCCCGTGACGCCAAGTGCGCCGGCACGAACGTCATGTACGCAGGTGGCCGTGCAAGCCGTGCAGCCCTGACTGCGAACGATACCCTGAACTACGACACCATTCGTAAAGCCGTCCGTACCCTGGAGAAGAACCTGGCTCCCAAGTTCTCCGATGGCTACTATCATGCGAACATCGATCCTGACACCAAGTATGACCTGATGAAGGATCCCATGTGGATTGATCCTGCTAAGTATCAGGACAAGTCCATGATCGCCAAGAACGAGATCGGTATCATTGCCGGCGTCAAGTTCTTTGAGACCACCATCGGCAAGACCTATGAGAACGAAGACGACTACCTGGTCTATGAAACCTCCACTGCTACCACCGGCCTGACTGAGCTGACCGTTCACAGCTATGATGCAGCTACCAAGACCGTCTATGTCAAGGAAGCCCTGAACGATTACGAAGCCCGCTCCCTGGGTGCGCGTCTCGTGAAGATCGGCAATGAGCCTGCCTTCATCGAATGGGCAAAGTCCGGTGTTGCCAATGCCGGTGAACTCCATCTGCGCTGGGCTCTGGCTACTGCTCCCACAGCAGACACCACCAAGATCACTCAGGAAGAGGAAGGCCCCTCCGGCGTGAACATCCGCGCCACCGTGATCTACGGTCAGGATTTCTGCGGCGGTATCTCCCTGGACGGCACGGGCCACAATATCCGCGTCATCATCAAGCCTCTCGGCTCTTCCGGTTCCGATGACCCCTACGATCAGCGCGGCACGATTGCCTACAAGATCCGTGGCGTCGGTTACCACATCCTTCAGGATGCCTTCGGTGTCCGTATCGAACACGCTGTAAGCGCGTAATCAAATAATCGGGGCGTAGCAATTTGCTACGCCCCTCATAGGAGGTATACACATGGCAGCTAAGAACCCCGTTGTTGAAGAAAATCAGGTAGCCCCCGAAGACCGTATGACCTATGTGACCCTGCCGCTTCTCGATGAGGAGAAGCCAGGTACTGTCGATCAGACTGAGGTCGTGCAGTGCGAAGGAAAGAACAACAATCATCCCCTGATCATCCAGCGCGGTCAGCGTGTGGAGATCCCGATCTGGGCGTTTGAGGCCCTTGTTCATTCCGGTCGGTACACCGTTGCCCGTCCCAGGGGCAAGGAAGACTCGCATACCGAATATCATACGAACCTCTAAGGCGGTGGTGGCATATGACCTTTGAAGCCATGATGAAGCGGGCCATCTTCCAGTACAACGCTGACTGGGACGATTATGAGGATTACGCTCCCCATGTCGATGCCTATGTCAACGATGGATATGACCAGATTCTGTTTGCGATCACAGGAAAACATCTCGATGAGATCCCCGTTTTCAAAACTCTGGTAAAGGGTGAGGACGATGAGGTGGAACCGGGTGTACCGGCATGGACGCATCTTCCGATCTGCGATTATGCCACCTATATGCTCTACAGGAATGGCAACCCGCAGAAGCAGCAGCGCGGTCTTCAATTCCTGCGCAACTTTGAGGAATGCCTCGGCAAGTGCAAGGATCTGGCCGGCAGGGTGACTCTGGATGAAATCACCGGGGAGATGACCTTCCGAAAGGAACTTCCCCAGTTCTATAACTACAGACCGTGAGGGGGTGAAGTATGTCAGCGTATGAAACAAGTGTCCTGGTTCAGGCTTTTGCCGGTCTGGATCAGACGGGGGACGGGTATAACAAGAATCTCCGCTTTGCCGTGGAGATGGAGAACGTGGATACCACAAACGGACAGTTCAAACCATACCGTGTAGGCGTTCAGGTCGGACCAGAGATGGTAGGAAAGACCATCGGTACGCTGGCATGCCTGTCCCGGCGGTACTATGTTCCTACCGAACAGAAGGATATTCTGGTCGCCTTCGCCGGGGGCAGGATGTACACCCGTGTTCTCGGCAGCGACGATCCCTGGGAAGTGCGCCACTGGTACACAGAACTTGGCAACGGTGAAGTGCGGGATGAAGGCGAACTGGAACTCGGCACGGATTATCAGTCCTGTGTTACCTACGAAATCAACACGATTAATGGCGTGGATATGATGGACGGCCCCGTGGACGTCCTGCTGTTCACATCTGAGGAAGACGGCATGTTCTGCCTGTACGGGCATGATCTGAAGGTCGTGAAGGTGAACACACCGCATGCGTTCTCCGTCATCTCCCGGTACAACGAGCGCGTATGGGGAACGGGTGTGGAGGATATGCAGGATTGGCTGTTCTACTCCACTGCTTTCGACCCGTTTAACTGGTTGGCGAACGAGGAGATCCCGGAAGACGGTGCGGGCAGCTTCGCTTCCCCGTCCTGGGACGGCGACCGCTTCCTCGCCCTGTATCCGTATGGATCCCAGCTGCTGGCTTTCAAGAAGAACACGATCTGGAAGATCATCGGCACTGACCCTGGCGAGTTCATCATCCGAGCTCAGTTTGGTCCGGGCACAGTCGTTCCGAATACCATCGCGGTGTCCGGGGCGTATGCCTTCATGCTGGGCTACAACGGCATTGTCAGGTATGACGGCGCTCAGTCCGTTACATACATGCAGGACAACGTCCAGAAGCTTTTCAACCGGGTGAACTACGACGCCATCAGTGGCGCATGCGCGGTGATGCAGGACCGCACTTATCTCCTTGCCCTGCCGATTGACGGCAGCACCGTGAACAACGCTGTGCTGGCCTACAACAGCCGGGAAGGTACGTTTACACTTCGTACTGGTATCTACGTCAGATCTTTCCTCCAGATCGAAGACCGGGTGCTGTACACATCCTCCGTAGCTCCGGGGAGAATCATGGAGTTGTGCGAAGAGGGCGATGCCCTTCCGGTACTGTGGAAATCTGGCATGCAGGACCTTGGCCTGAAGAGCAGTGTGAAGTCCTCCTTCAAGGTTTACTACAAGGTGGAATGCGAGACACCGTTTGAGCTGCTCCTCGGGATCCAGACAGACAAGAAGCTGAAACAGAAAGTCATCCAGGTGAAACCGGGCAAGGCAGCAAGGACAGCGATCAACGTACAGGGCAGATACTTCCAGCTGATCATTAGCACACAGACCACCGTGCCTTTTAGTATCGTCGGGGGTCTGAAGATCGATATGGAACTCGACCCGGATTGAGGTGAGATGAGATGGCAGATTCAAATACCTATGGCTATCTTTATCAGCCGCCTTCCGTTCCACGAAATTGGAATGCAGACGAGAAAAGGTTTTACAACCAGCTGATGGAGCTGTTTGATCGTCTCTTCTCCATGAAATTCGGTGAAGGACGGCTCAAGAAAAACTGCATTACAGCGGACAAGATCGCTCTGAATGCCCTGAACGGCATTGACCTTACACAGAATCAGACCCTGATTCCCGTGATCGAGTATCTCGGCAGCGAGAATCTGGAGAAGGCCATGACAGGTGTGACCCTTGACGGTCGGCTGGTGACCAGGGTGGAAGACCTTGAAAACGGTACTGAACTGCTTCAGGGGGTAGATGGTCTTCAGGTCAATGTGACCAATATCCTTCAGGCGCTCAATACCTATTTCAAGTTTACCCAGGAAGGCCTTGAGATCGGTAAAGACGGTGAAGAGTATCACACCGAAACTACGAACAACGGTTTCTATATTGTCAAAGGTTCTGGCAGTAACAAGCTTTACATGGTCTCTGTGACGGCTGATGAGACGAAGATGCCGACCATGAGAGCAGAGGAACATCTGTACATCGGTAAGCCGGAAGACGGCTGCCTTGAGTGGTACAGATGCTACAACGGCTACGGCTTGAGACGTGTACAGCCAATTGTGGAAGGGAGCGGTGATTAATGGCAACAGCTACGCTGTCGATCTCCCACTCCTCGATCCACCGTGAAAGCGGTGTATCCCGCGCCGAAACGCTGTCCTGGGACATGTCCTCCGTTCCTTCCGGGGCTGTGATCAACTACATCCGAATCAGGATGTACGTTGGTATCACGGCGCGACAGAAAAACTATGCCCGCGTTCAGAACGCCAGCGACAACAATACCGAGTATCTGCGTGAGTACAGAAGCGGAACATATACGACCAGCACGGTATCTACTTCCCGGATCAGCAGTATCACCCTGACGTTCCGTGCCGATACAACGGTGTACGTGGATTTCAGTGATTTCTACGCCATCGTCGATTACACAGTCCCGTACTCATCCAGCACGATGAACAGCGCGTCTGCTGAAGCCGGGTCTGCGCTGAACTTCACGATCTCCAACAGCAAACTTTCAGAGCTGAACCATAAGATCAAACTGACTTTCGGTACGCAGTCAGCAACGGTCACGGTGAGCCGAGGCGTCGGCACGGCGTCCTACACTGTTCCGATGTCATGGCTGGAGCAGATGACCGATAAGGGCTCCGCGAATGGAGCGGCGGTTCTGGAGACATACTCTGGAAGCACCCTAGTCGGATCAAGATCCTATTCGTTTACAGTGACCACACCCGACAGCGCCGCTCCGACGGTTACGCTGACCCTTGTGCAGACAGGGGATTCCAGGCCGGCGGGATGGGGGATGTACCTTCAGACGTTCTCCGGTGTAGATCTGATTGCTACTGTTGAGACGAAGTATCTTGCTACGATGAGTAGCATTACCTTTTCGGATGGCACGAAGGACAGCCAGAACCAGTATATATCCCACGTTCCGATCCTGTTCGCAGCGGGGGCTAAGACATTCGCCGTTACGGTTACGGACTCCCGCGGGAAGCAGAGTACAGCTACGGCGACGATCACGGTTGAGCCATATGCTTCCCCTGTGTTCAACAGCACCCGGATTGCCCGGTGTGATGTGAACGGCACGGAGACCGACTCGGATGGAAGCCCCCTGGAGACAGGAACTTACGTTAACGTGTTGGCTGATGTCATGTATTCCGACTGCAATACTCACAATACGATCAGTATTGCGGTTGATGTAGATGTGGACGGGGTCTGGATTCCTGTCGGGAATCCTGCGAACGGTGTGCAGTCCACGTTGTCCGCGCCACCTACATCGGATTTCCCGGATGGGTTTGACCCGGCGACGGTGTACAAGTTCCGCATCAAAGCCGCCGATGCCATGGGCAAGGAGATCTCCCGAACTGTTTATCTCCAGTCTATCAGTATGCTGATGCATTTTAGAGATGCCGGGGACGGCATGGCAATCGGCATGGTGTCCAGGCGTCCTGGCTTCGAGGTCAATCCTGCATGGCCGGTCTACTGCTATGGTACAGAACTGATTGACCTTATCTATCCTGTCGGAAGTATCTATCTGTCCGTGAACAGCGTGAATCCGCAGGCGATCTTCGGTGGTACGTGGGAGCAGATCAAGGATACGTTCCTGCTGGCCTGCGGCGACACTTACGCCAATGCTGCTACCGGCGGTGAAGCGGAACACACGCTGTCCGAAGCGGAGATGCCAGAGCATCGGCACTATCCATACGGCAAAACAGCGGACGGTAACGGCAACTGGCGCTTCGCGACAATCAGAGACAGATCGGGTTATTCTGGTAAGCTTGAGGCATCCAGCGGTACTGGGGTCTACACATTTGCTTCCAACTCCGCATGGGGTGACCTCGACATCCGATCCGTGACTGGGTATACGGGCAGCAGCGAAGCGCACAACAACATGCCCCCGTACTTAGCGGTCTACATGTGGAAGAGGACAGCGTAATGAACAGATGTGTGAGCTGCGGTCAGGTGATCCCGGAAGGCCGTCAGGTTTGTATGGACTGCCTGTACCGCGCAGAAAGAAAAGAATCTTACCCGGAGGTAGATTATGGCGAGTGGATTCCAGATCGCGGAGAAAGCGCGAATTCCATTAGAAGAAAAGTGGGGTTATATCTGGGGAAAATCCGGGCAGCTCTGGACAAGGGACGCTTGGAACCAGCTGAAAAAGGACAGGGCAGGGAACAGTAACTACACCAACTCCATCAAGTATGGCGAGCGGTGGATCGGTCATAAAGTCGCGGACTGCTCCGGTCTGATCGTGTGGATCTATAACCAGTTCGGTCTGCGTATCGCGCATGGTTCCAATTCCATGTGGTCAGGCTATCTCATGGAAAAAGGCACAATTTCTGGTGAAATCCCGGTTGGTGCACTTGTTTTCAAGGTACGCAATAAGACAGACTACTACCATGTTGGAGTGTATGTCGGCAACGGCAAGGTCATCGAATCCAGGGGGGCACAGTCCGGTGTGGTCGAATCTTCCCTGAGTGCGTGGTCGCATTACGGCCTGACCAAGGGCGTCGATTACACCGATAAAAAGGAGGAACCTCCGATGGAAAAAGGCACGGCAGTAGTGGATGTCCCGAACGATGGAACGCTGTGGGTAAGAACTAAACCTTCCGGGGAGAAGAAGGATGCTATCCGTGAAGGCGACGAAGTCACTGTTCTGGAAGTGGACGGTGACTGGGCAAAGGTACGCTATGAAGCAGAAGGCTGGGTCATGTCCCGCTTCTTGAGGGGGTGAGGACAGTGACAGAGCTGGTGAAGACACTTGGACCCGCGGTGATCACAGGGCTGCTTTCCCTGTGTGGTGTGTATTTCTCAAATCGGAAAAGCGCGGCGCTCATTGAGTACCGCCTCAAGCAGCTGGAAGACAAAGTGAACAAGCACAATTCGGTTGTTGAGCGCACCTTCGTTCTGGAAGGCAAGATGAACGAAGTGGAGCATGACATCAGAGATCTGAAAGCGAAAGGGTGACACAGCATGAAAATTTCCAACAAAGCCTATGACATTTTGAAATGGTTTGTGATGATTGTTCTCCCCGCTCTCAGCACGGCGTATGTCGGGCTGGCGGCGATCTGGAACTGGCCCCTCGCTGACGAGGTAGCCAAGACGGTCAGCGTTCTCTGTGTACTGCTCGGCGCTCTGCTGGGCATCAGCACTGCCCAGTATAACAAGGAGGAGGCTGAGAAGCATGAGTAATCTCAGGATTCTGAAAAGGAAAGCAGTAGATTCTGAACATGATTATGTGGAAGCGTCCGGTGAAGGTACGACCGCGGCTGATCTCCCCACTGGTGAGAAGTATGCGAACGGTTCCTGGTATATGGACATTGTGACGAAGAAGGTTCTTTTCTGGCGTGAAAGCACGAAGACCTGGCAGTGAGGTGACAGCTTATGGATGAAGGAATTAGCCTGGGTCTTGTAATGGCCCTGGTCGAGGAAGCCACCGGCGCGGATCCTGCCGTGATCGAGCAGGCCGTGCAGGATTGGCTGGATGACCACCCGGAAGCCACCACCACGGTCGCCGACGGGAGTATCACGGAGCAGAAACTTGCCGCTGCAGTTGCGGCAAAAATCAATCAAGTTAGTCAGCTTTCTGACGAGATTGATGACATAGGCAGTGATGTAACTGATTTAAAGAGCGCAATCAACTTCGTTGAAGAAACTGAATATGATTATACCGCCATTGCAATTAACACAACAGCATCCGGGTGGAGATTGAACGAAGGGACTGGACTCTGTTCTGCGAACAGCGGTTATAACCTTCAAAAATATTTAGTAAATGCCGGAGACATTATTAAAGTCACATCTGATGACAAATTTCAATTTCAGAGTGCAGCATCTGTACCAAGCACAGGGACAAATACAAACCTTGTCGGGAATCAATACGGTGCAGGAAAATATTTTGTGAAAGTTCCCACGAATGCGACATATCTGATTGTTTCTACACCTACCACAAGCAACGCAAGCGTTTATCTTGCGGAATCTAAAAATAACGCATTAAGCAACGATTTGACAATGTTAGAAAGCGCTTTTGGCGATATATCGGAAGCGTATTACGGAAAAAATAGATTTAATGTAAATGACAGAATTGACGGTTATGTCCTGTTAGAAGATGGCACATTATATCCAACCAGCGGATGGAGTGTAAGCAACTACTGCTACGTTGGGGATTATGAAGCTATTATGTGTTCTGCGCTTAATGCACAAAATGCCAGAAATGCGTTTTCATTAGCGTATGCTTGCACATATGACTCAAGCAAAACATTTATTGAAAGAATTGGAACACTTGTTGCCCCACCAGTATCTATTGGAAACAATGTTAAATATATCAGATTTTGTTATGAGAATACAAACATTGATAAAGATATAATGCTTGAAGGCGGGTCTGTAATCACAAATTATGTACAATATTTTGAAACATCGTGCGTAAAAACAGACAAAACACTGACAAATGAATATCTTCCTGCAAATGCAAAGGCTGTAAATGATGGAATACAGAATAGAAAAGATATAATCAATTATGAACCTGTAACATTAACATTAACCGGGTCAAAATACCTTAACCCAACAACAGGGGAAATCACAAGCGGAGGTAGTGATAATAACAAAGTTAGTGACTATATCGAAGTAACTCCGAATGGTCTGGTTATGATTACAACGGAACATTTCTGGAGTCAAGGGATGTATGCTTTCTATGATGAAAACAAAACATTTATAACCGGGACAGGAGCGAATACTGGTGGCACAGTTACTGTGATTTATAACAAAATAGTAAATGTCCCTGTGAATGCCCATTATCTTGTTGTTGGTTTTCTTTATCAAGCAAGTATGCCAGAACCATATGTATTTACAGGCATAATACAAAGCGGAAAATTATCTGAAATATGGAAGGGTAAAAAATGGTCATGTATTGGAGATAGCCTTACAGAATATAACAATAAAACATCTATGCACTATTTTGATTATATTGCAGGTGCAACAGGCATCGAAATAAATAACATGGGTGTTAGTGGTAGCGGATATGCCAAACTTACTGATAATTTTATGACGAGGGTGCTTAATGTTCCTACTGACTCGGATGTAGTAACAATTTTTGGTAGTGGGAATGACTCAACTTCTGGCCTTGCGTTAGGGACTGCAAGTGATACAGGCACAACAACACTTGGTGGGGTTATAAACACTACCCTTGATAATCTGTTTAGTATTATGCCTGTTTGCAATGTTGGACTTGTAACACCAACACCGTGGGAAGGGAATATGCCGTATGACAATGGATGGATGGAAAATTACTCTAATCTTATTGTGGAAATATGCAGAATGAGAAGTATCCCATGCCTCGACCTGTTCCATTGTTCAAATCTGAACCCAAACAGTTCTGTTGTTCGTGCTATCGCATATTCAAAGGACAACGGTGGAGGAGTTCATCCAGATGAAACAGGCCACAAAATGATAGCACCACGATTCAAGACATTTCTATCATCATTATTGATATAAAACTATGATAGACAAACAAACATTCATAATCGCAGAGATACTCGCTATCATAATCAAAGTAATAGTCGTTATTTGGGTAGCAAGCAAAGATAAATAACACTTTAACTCACTTTTTGAAAAGAAAGCTGACTAATATCCATTTGTAACCAATTAACCAGAAACTAC